TCGTCAACAGGCTCTGCGGCGTAACCACTGAGGAGACTCGTTTTTTATCGGAGCAATCAGAAGAGGAAAGCCTCACCCAGCAATCACAGACTTTAGGCTCTGCAAAGAGTTCGGGTGGACACCAAACGAGCTCAAGAAACAACCAGCCAAAACAATTCAGCAGTTCATTGTGATTCTCAACGAGTTAGATAGGCAGACGGAGGAAGAGCGTAAAAAGGCTGAAAGGGAGGCGAAGTGGCGTGGGTGTTGAAGTCAGCATCGACATAGAAGGCGTTGAGCAGTTTCAAGTAGCCATGGCCAAGCTTGACTCTGGAATGCAAAGGCATGTGCATAGGCAGCTTGCCAGTTGGGCTGCAGATGTAAAAGCCTTAGCCAGAAGGATTGTTCCAGTTCGGACAGGTTATCTGAGGAGCACAATATACGCTAAAATTCAGGAATGGATTGCAGAGATAGGAGCTGAAGCCACATATGCCATGTTTGTGGAGTTTGGCACACGTTACATGCGAGCGAGACCTTACCTTTACCCTGCCATTCGAGAATACCTACCGCAACTTGAGACCATAATTTCTGAGGCTATTGAATACGCCAAAAGAGAGGCTGGATTGTAATGGCATTTAGAGAAATTATTGTCACTGTGCGAGCTGTAAACCAAGCAAGCGCACAGTTCAGCAGAATACAAACAGACGCGGAAACTTTAGCTGTTCGCATAAAGAGTCTTGGCGCTGCTTTTGCGGGACTTGGCGCTACCGGTGTAGCCATCGGGCATATTGCATCCCAAATGGGCTTGCTAAATGTCGAACAAGCCAAGGTTTTCAATTCTGCTATGGCTGTGGTTTCGGTTATGGGCATGTTTATGAGGACAAGCTGGGGTGTGGCAGTTGCTCAGAAAATCTATGCCGCAGCCACATGGATCGCAACTGCAGCCCAAAATGCCTTAAACATAAGCTATGCGACTTTTCTGGCTCTAACTGGGGTAGGCATAGCCGTGATTATTGCTGCCGCGGCTGCTATGTGGCATTTCGCTTCGCAAATGAACGCTGCAACCGCTTCAGTACGGGAATACAATGCTGCTGTTTCCGAAATCCCCACTCATACTCGTAGCATAAGGCGGGCTGGTGAAGAGGAGTATTATCGCCGAGGGATTGAAGATTGAGTGTTACTTTGCCTGTTGCTGCTGTTGTTTTCGGTTCGGTGGCGCCTCCTCAAGGCGACATCATAGATTTGAAGGTTCATTTAGGCTGCACAAAAGAAGTTTCCAGCTTCGATTGTCTGCTGCAGAATTTTAACAAGAAATACAGTCCTGGGGGGACGTATCCGATTAACGTAGGCGATGATGGAAGCATAAGCATTGGCAGAGGAGCCAACTGCCCTCTGATTATCACACTACGAGTGGAAGAAATTAACTGTAAATCTACGTCGGTTGAAAACTACATTCGGGTTCGAGGACGTTGCTGGGGCGAGAGGCTGTTCAGGCGAGTAGTTTCAAAAAGTTACAAAAACAAGAAGGGCGAGGAAATTGTTAAAGACTTAATCGACTATTACGTGGGACTCAGTCACGTCCGCGACTCAACTGAGCTTATAGAAAACACGGACACAACCTACACGCTCTTAGAATATGAAGATACACCGGTTTTTGACATTCTGAAATACATTGCGTCTTCAGCGGATAAGGCTGGTGTGATCGGCTTTGACTTCCGAGTTGAGCCTGATGGCAAATTTGCATTTTTCCCTCGGAACAGTAAAACCAGCGCCGTCAGTTTAGCTGAGCTGATCGAAATAAGCGAATATCGGAAGGACATTCATCGTATAAGAAACAAAATCACAAGTTATGGAGCCGGAGAGAGACCATATCCTTTAGACGTTGACGGCCAACCATGGAGTGATTCACTCTCAGAAAATTTAACCAAACCCGACAACTGGCTTGAACACGCCCTTGGAAAATGGGAGCCTCTAACAGGATACACAAACATGAACATCGAAACTACTGATGTGTTCAAAGGGTCGAAATGCGTCAAAGCAACTTGCACAGCTTACATGTATTATGTCTCTTTTTGGTGGGTCTTCATGGACGGCTACGTAAACGCAAATCGGTATCCGTCCTTGGTCTTTGCTATAAAAGTAGACGACCATCATACCTTGAATCATTCAATTGAACTTCATGACGGCTCAGGTGACGATAACGTAGCATGGAGAACCTTCACAATTCAGAAAACTGGACAATGGGAAGTAATCAAACTTGGTATAGGGAAAAGTCACAAAGACGAATGGACAGAAAGCATTTTCAACGTCAGCGATTTCCGATGGGACCTTATAAGAGGCGTCAGATTCAGCATCGACCAAAAATACAACGAATCCGGAGACGTCTGGGTTGACATGTTTCATTTCGGGAGGGGACGCTGGGAGGCCACGGAGGAAGACACTGGCAGTCAAGCCACGTATGGTCTCCGTGAGCTTGTGGAAATAGACGAGGAGCTGCATAGCGACAATGAATGTTCGTTACGGGCTAAGGCTTTGCTTGCATATTTGAAAGCCCCAGTTGAATACTTAACGTTACGAAGCACCGTCATCGATTACGGCAACACTCCACTTTTACCTGGCGACAAGATCCACGTTACGCTTCCAAACGAGAACATCGACGCCGATTACCGAATCATCAGCGTTGAATACCACGTCCTCGCAAAAGAGCAAACCTTAGAGATAACGTTGGAACTGGGTAGGGAACCTCCACTGCTTGCTGACTACCTCTACACATTGAGGTCAAGAACAAGCAGCTTGGCAAGAACGAAGGCAGGGATCGTAGGATGAAAAAACAGGTTTTGAGGCAAATCAAAGATTTACGCCTCGGCGACCTCATTCGAGTTGAATGGTTTGACGCAAGCATAGGCAAAAGCCTCGCAGGCGGGGCAATAGATGTGCCGGTGAAAAGCTGGGGGATATACCTCGGCGTTCTGGGTGAAAGAAACAAGCACATAATTCTGGCGCAAAACGGTTTCAAATACACAAACGGACTTTACGACATTGATTACACAGCTATCCCGGTAAGCTGGACTGCTTCGGTTACGATTATCGACAGAAATCAGGCGTCTATAGAGGAAGCTAAGAAGCTTTTGACATCCTTTCTGATGGGGCGCCGCAGAACCCTACAGAAGCAGACAAGGCAAGGGAGGGTGGAGAACCATGAACTGGATTAAGAAGGCCTTAACGCGAAGGATATCCGTCAAAGTTGCGAGGAACCGCAAGCCAAAAATCGTCTTGATCAAGCCTTCTCAAAGGCTTGTTTACGGCATAATCTTCGCCATTATAGCGCTAATCGCTTTAACCGTTCTCGCAGCCCTACACATGATCGTGGTCAAGACATTCAGCAGTGAAATCTTCGCCGCCATAACCCTTGTAATAGGCACAATTCTCGGAGCTTTCTTCGGACAGAAGGGGTGACTATGCCAAAAGGTAAACCTTGGAGCCTTCAGGAGGAAACCAAACTTCGCGAGCTCATTAGTACAGGGGAGCCTATCGAGACGATTGCAGCCAAGCTTGGAAAGAGTTCGGGAGCCGTTCTGAAAAAAGCGAAAAGACTTGGTTTAGAAGTAGTCGGGTGCAAGCGTAGCAAAAAGACGACTACTTCCATACTGTTACCGCTGCCCAAAGAGCTGCCAAGCGTTGAAGAAGCCCTAAAGATTTTGGCTGGAGCCTTGAAGGCTGCAGCTGAACCGGGACTCGACAAAGTTGAGGTTCAAAGGCTCCAAGTTGTGGCCACCCTTGCCCGAACCTACAAGCAGCTTCTTACGGATTATATCGGCTACCGCGAGATAGAAGCCAAACTTGTGGAGTTGGAGGCGAAATATGCTAAGCTTGCGCAAAAAGCTGAAAAAGCCAAGGGCCATGCGTCCAAACGAAATACTGCCAAAATGGTTCAGTCTCCAACGAAGTGAAAAGCTCGTAGATGAGGCTGAAGTTGCTAAGGCGCAGAAGCTTAGCGATGACCCTGTTCAATTTTTCCGTCAAGTCGTGGGATTTGAACCTACAGCCTACCAAAAAGAGTTCATCAAGCTGTTTTTGAAGAATCAGTTTCTTGCTGCACGGTGGAGTAGGCAGTCGGGCAAATCGTGGATTGTTTCAGCCCTACTATTATGGTATGCAGTTACTCATCCGGACAGTTACATCGCTGTTGTTGGTCCCAGCTGGAGACAAGCTAAACTGATCATCCGACGCATTGCTTACTTTACTCGAAACTTGCCGCCTGGCATGTGTTTCAAACCGTTGAAAACACTTATCCGTTTCACGAACGGTGCAGTAATCGAGGCTTTTCCAAATAATCCTGATAC